ACTGTTGTGTATGAACTTGGTTATATACATAGTCAAATCGATTTTTTAATTAGGAACTGGGTTTAGACGTTCTAGTGGTAGGCAACATGGACACAAAAAAAAGAAAAGAATAAAGAGTCAAACGTTTGTGTTCTGAAATCAAATTACATTTAGTTGGAATACGCCATCCCTCCCATTCCGCTCATGATGCGGAGGACGTTGTAGTTGACGGCGTAGACCGCGACAGTGCCTGCGGCGAGGCCCTTGAGGTGGAGCGTGGCGTTGTCGATGCGGCTCATGTTGCACGTGCCAGACGGCTGGTGTTCCGCCGGCTTGAGGCCGAACGAGTAGACACTGATCTTGTCGCCATCAGGGACACGAGAGTGGTGCTGGTACGGCTGGACCTTCGTGAAGTAGGAGGCCTTGCGCTCCGAGAAGCGGTCGTGGCCGTTGAGCTGGAGCTTGGCAGAACCTGCGGCGGCGACCACACCAGCCGCGGTAGTCTTCTGGACCCAGACAAGTTCCTTGCACGGGTGGTTGAAGTTGAGGCGGAGCTTATTGTCGCCCTGGGAGACTACGTCGTCGCCGTTGAACTGGACCTGCTCGATGAGGTATTCGTGGCTGATCTGGGCGAAGCGGCGGCGTTCGTCCGTGTCAAGGTAGATGTAGTCGACGTAGAGCTTGGCGGTGCCGTCCTCAAAAGGGCCGGCGCCGAACTGAACGTTGATCTTGACTTCGTGGTACTGGAGAGCGATGAGCGGAAGCGCGAGGCCCGGGTTGCGGCAGAACCAGAATTCGAGCGGGATGAAGAGGGTCTTCGAAGCGCCGGCGGCGGCACTGGTCATGGCTTCGTGAGCAGCGACCTTGCCGTCTTCCTGGGTGAGTTCGTTCCACAGGTGGAGCCATTCGCCGTTGTGCTTGTCGACACGCTGTCCGCCAATTTCGACTTCGACATACTCGATGAGGTCGCGGACGCCAACAGCGGCGGTGCCACTCGTGTTGTCAACATCGAGCTGAAGGTAGCAGCGGCTGACGAGGTCGCCGTTGCGCGAGATGGTGCAGGTGACCTTGGAGCCCGCTTTCGCGGTGCCGTTGAAGGTCTGTTCGATGGATTCCATCGAGAAGTTGGTGTGGCGGCGGTAGACCACCTTGAAGAAGGTGATCTGGGGGTTACCGGTCAGGTAAACGTCCTGGGCGCCGTAAGCTACTAATTGCATGAGTCCTCCTCCCATTGTATAAGTTGTTTTTATACATTTAGCAAAGAAAATAATTTTTGCAAAAAGAAACGCAAAATGTATTTAAAATCTAACGCAGAAGAATGACTAAGTCACGTACATTCCGCAATCCAATGTTCACAAAGAAGAAAGTCAAAAATCGCACACAGCACACGCAACGCAAGACCATAGACTCCACGCATTCCGCGCAGCTGAGCTCATTTGAAGAAAACACAGAGACGTGTTCTGTCCTGAAAACCAAGCAGGCAACTCTGCAGTCCGAGTTAGACGCGCTGGAACAGATTCCCAAACGCTCGTTGACGAACGAACAGTTTGACCGACTCTACGAAATAGAAGAGGACATCAAATCGTGCGCCCAAGAGATTGCCACGCTTGAAAATGCCAAGAACGACTACTTTATGAAAACGGGACATCTGCTGTTCAATTATTACATTCAGAAAGACGCCAGCGAAAGCAACAGCAATGCCATGTCCCAATCGTCGAACGCACGACAAAAAGAGCACACGGTTCTTGATTTCTTCACACCATCGGCGGCCGAATCAAAGGCGGCAGAGTCCTCCACTATGAACCAAGATAATTCTGAGTCGGCAAAACAGGACACAATGAACCAAATCATAGATCAGTACATGGACGAAGTGGACACATCATACACAAAGGCGCCCGAAAAGGACCCTTTCATGGAATATTGTCCAACGTGCCACTGCTTCAAAATCTTCAACGAGACAGAAAGTACGCTGCTCTGCACAAAGTGCGGTGTCGAAGATGCCGTCTTGATGAATCACAGCAAGCCGTCGTACAAAGACCCGCCACGAGAGTACACCTTCTTCGCCTACAAGCGAATCAATCATTTCAATGAGTGGCTGTCGCAGTTCCAGGCCAAAGAGAGCACCCACATTCCGGACCAAATCATAGAAGATCTGGAATTGGAGATCAAAAAAGAGCGAAGAAATAAAAATGCGTTGGACCGAAAACAGATTCGGCGTTTCTTGAAAAAGCTGGGGTACAACAAGTACTACGAGCACATCCCGCACATCATCAACAAGTTGAACGGCGTTCCTCCCCCCATCATCACGCAGGCGACCGAAGAAACGCTGCGCTCCATGTTCAAAATGATTCAAGTCCCGTTCGTCAAACACTGTCCCGAGAAGCGCAAGAATTTTTTGTCCTATTCATACGTTTTGCACAAATTCGTACAGTTGCTCGGCATGCATGAACTGACCGCATGCTTCCCGTTGTTGAAGTCGCGTCAAAAGCTCTATCAACAGGACACGATATGGAAAAAAATATGTAAAGAATTGGAATGGCCCTTCATAAAGAGCGTTTGATTTACGGGAAACCGACCATCATGGCGCCGACACCGAAACCGGCGCCCTGGCGGAGAGCGCGGCCCATCGCGGGCGAGTAGAGGTCAGCGAGGGTGAAGACGAGGGCGATGCTGAAGGCGAGCTTGACTGCAGCCTTGTTAGGCTTGAGGTTCTTCTTGCACAGGCCCGACATGCAGACAGCGACAAGGGCGAGGGCTTCGACGAGGCAGCCAGCGAATACCTGGCCCTTCGCCTGAAGGTCAGCACGGTTGAGAAGCGATTTAACAGACATTTTCATTGTATTTATACATTGGGTAAAGAAAAAAATATATTTAAACACTTCATCATTCCATAGAGTACAATATTACACAATGAGTGCCGTGAGTACACAGAATGAAAGTAAAGAAGTGGAGCCGGATTTCCTCGAAAATGATATGCCCATTCCGGGACAGAACTACGTATGCCTGTCCTTCGTCTCGCCGGAAACGTGCATCGCTGACAAGAAGCTCTGGGAGTTCTACCAGTACACGGTCGCCCAGAACGAAAATGCCGCGAATGTCACGTTTGAAGCGTTTCGGGAAAACTTTGACAACTACTGTCTCCGCAACCAGGAAAGCCTCCAGAAGAACTTTTCCGAACAGAACGACTTCGCGACCTCCGTGCGAGGAATCAAAGTTCGCGGCGTCTATGATAATGTCGTTGAGGCGAAGTACCGCGCCAAGCAGCTGCAGCGCTCTGACCCCCACTTCAATGTGTTTGTTGGACAGGTCGGGTTCTGGCTTCCGTGGGACCCGGCTCCGGGGGATATCCCGGAACAGGAATACCTGAACTCCCAGCTGAATACCCTAATGAAGAGCTACCGCGAAAACCAGGCCAACAAGGACCAGCTGTGGGCCCAGCATAAGGATAGTGTTGTGAAGAAGGCTTCGGCACCGACAACGGTTACTGCTGCGAATGATGAGGAACAGAAGTTTGAAGATTCCAGCGCGGTTGAAGAAAAGATGAGCGTCATGGAAAGTGAAGATCCGTGGATGAAAAAGAAAATGCAGAAGTAAACACAATTCCACTCAGATAAGGCGATGCTATCGATGTTAAAATTTTTCATATTTTTTTGTGTTTCGCGGTCATTGTGAAATAAAATTATATCCTAACAAAGTATTACGATGAGTATCCGTTTAAAGAAGTTTGATATGGCCTCCATACCACAAGACAGTGTGGTGCTGTTTATAGGTCGACGCCGGGTAGGTAAGAGTTGGTTAGTAAAAGATTTACTCTATCACCACCAATCTATGCCAATTGGTACGGTTGTTTCTGGAACGGAAGGCGCGAATGCATTCTACTCTAAAATGATTCCAAGCATATTTATTCATGGAGAATTGGATCCAGAAACAATCAGTAATGTCTTGAAACGTCAAAAAATGGTGATTCGAGAAATTAAACAACAATTTGAAAAATGGGGATCCTCCAACATTGATCCTAGAGCATTCTTGATTTTGGATGATTGCTTGTACGACAAAAGTTGGGTCAAGGATAAGAATATTCGGTGTATGTTCATGAACGGTCGGCATTACAAGTTACTGTTCATTATCACGATGCAGTATGCTTTGGGCATTCCGCCCAATCTCCGAACGAATGTAGATTACGTATTCATTTGCCGTGAAAATTATTACTCGAATCGCAAACGTCTGTACGAATCATATGCTGGCATGTTCCCCAATTTTGATATGTTCAATCAAGTGATGGATCAATGTACCGAGAACTATGAGTGTCTTGTTATTCATAATGCCGCAAGTAGTAACAAGTTAGAGGACCAAGTGTTTTGGTACAAAGCAGACGTACGTCCTCAATTCCGTATTGGCAATGAACAGTTCTGGCAGTATCATTCCAAAAATTTTAACGATCATCATAATGAGGACGAAGACAATACTCTTTATCATAGACCCAAATCAAAGCAACAAATTACGGTCAAGAAAAGTTATTAGAAGGGCGGGGGCCCGGTTTGGATGCCGCCATACTGGGCTGACGCGCCACCCTTTGCGGACCTGGAGGAAAAGTGCGCATCCACGACGAACAGGAGCGCTGCAAACACAACCGCGGTCACCGCCGTCCGTTTGTAATAGTACTTAGCGTCTTCATTTCTGTGATTCTTTGTATTATCAATGTAGTGCATGAAATTGATGCATACGCTGAGTAAAATGGCTGTTACGACTAAACGAGACATTATTATAGTTCTCATTCAATATTTTTTATTTTCCATTTGGACGTATCGGAATCGGAGAGAACGTGCCTATTTAAAAAATAGGTCTCTTGGTGTTCTTTTCCTCACCACAAGTCCACAACATGAAAAAGCGTGTATGCAGTTCTTCGACTCAAGTGCATAGATATGTCAACGATATGACGGTTTCGAACGATTATATTCTCATACACCCAACTGGAATCATCACATCAATTGACATTAGACAAAGAAGGTCGACCAATGACAAAAGGATGGAATGGTATGAAAATGGTCACATGCCCCATTCTGTTGTGATCAATGACTGGACAGAAGAACAAATCGAAAATCTAAAACAACAAATAGAATCCAACGACAAGCAC